ATGTCGGATTCCGGAAAAATTGCCACCATCCTGCTCTCGGGCGGGCTCGACTCAATGGTCACTGCCGCGATCGCGCGCGAGAACGGATTCAGGCTCCACGCCCTGACCATCGACTATGGCCAGCGCCATGTGCGTGAGCTGGAGTCTGCCGCCAGCATTGCCCAAAAGCTCGGCGTTGAACGGCATGTGACGCTGCCGCTCGATTTGCGCGAATTTGGCGGTTCGGCCCTGACGGCGGATATCGATGTTCCGAAGAGCGGCGTGGGGGATGATATCCCCGTCACTTATGTGCCTGCGCGAAACCTGCTGTTTCTCGCGCTGACGACGGCCTTTGCGGAAAGCTCAGGCTCAAGTGACATCTTTATCGGCGTTAACGCGCTTGATTACTCGGGCTATCCCGATTGCCGACCTGAGTTCATTGCGAGTTTCGCAGAGGCGGCGCGGCTTGGGACCAAGCAAGGGGTGGAAGGCGAAGCGTTCCAGATCCACACACCTCTGCAGCACATGACCAAGGCCGACATTGCGCGCGAGTGCGAGCGGCTGGCGCTTGATCCGGCGTGGAGTTGGTCCTGCTATGACCCGACGGAAGATGGCGTCGCGTGCGGCCTGTGCGATAGCTGCCGGTTGCGGCAGAAGGGCTTTTCCGAAGCGGGCCTGGTGGATAGCACGCCCTATGCAGCTGACCCCGTCGATTGAGCGCTTAGCCTCGCGCAACAACCCCGCATGCTACGCGACTTCCGGCAGCACCTGCCGGGTCGCTAAGATAGTCGTCAGCCCCTTCGTGCACGACGATGGCCGTACCATCTGCATCGAAGACATCGTTTTCGATGGCGGTGATTGTGCCGCGCAGAATAGTGCTCATGGTCCCCGATCCATCTGCCGCGATGGCGACATTGGGCAAATCGCCCAGATGCGCGCCTTGCGGATTGAGGGTCCCATGCTGGCTGCTGCCCGGATTGAGATGTCCACCAGCCGAAGTGAAATCACCCGCGCTGCAATCTCCGGCAGTGTGGAGGTGGACGGCGTGATCCCCCGCAGCGAGCCCGGTAAAGCTCACATTGAGCGTGACGTCGCCGCCCAGCGAGAACATCCGCGCAGTGCCCACTTGGGTACCCTGCCTATCAAGGATCATTGCAGAGCCAATCTGTGTCGCCGCGCTCTCATAGGCAGTCTGGCAACCGGCCAGCGTAAGAAGTGCAATCGGGGCTGCGGCAAGAATTGAGCGGTTTGGCATGAAAGCGATCCTTTTCTTCAGTCATGCGGTTCAACACCGCAGGACGTGAAAAGGTCCGTTAAGCTGCCGGAAGGATGCCTGCGCCAACCAAAGCGGAAATGAGCTGTGTGATCGCGGTGCGCGCTTCGACGTCTTCTGTCGTGCCCCCACCTGGCGCAGAAACTGCGGCGGCGCGCTGCCATCCGCCGTCAAAATGCGCGATGGCTCCAGCGTCTGCGTTGAAGATGGACATGCCCTGCACGGGCACTGCGAACAGCCAGTTGCGAGCCTGCCACAAAGCGATCTCACCAGCGTGTCCGGTCCAATCACCGGAGGGCTGCGCGCCGACAATCCAGTTTTCGCCTTCTGCAGGGCTTACAGGCGGAGCATTGGTTTCGCCCACTACCGATGGATGCAGCAGCCCGTCGAGCCGCGCGAGCGCCTCGTTGATGGTGAATTCCTTCTGGGCCTGCGCTACGAACAAATTTGGCAGGGCGAAGCGCGGAGTGGTGGCAGTGAAGCTGATCGGGTCTGTCATGGTTTTCCTCAGGAAATGGTGGTCAGGAAGAGCGGGTGTGACCGCGCGAAGGTGCCGATCTGGCGCACCCACAGGCTTTGCCCCGGATGCTGGCTTTGCAACTGGCCGATCACCGTCGTCTCGATGCTGAGCGCGGGCAGCGAAACTTGCCAGGACATCGACGGCGCATCGGGCTTGCCGAGACCGACTTCATAAGCCTCGGCCTGTTCATTCAGCGGAACTTCGACAGTGCCAGACCATGTCCAGGCCCCGCGCGAGCGCCGCTTCCAGCATAGCGAAAGCGATCCATCCGGCTCGCCCTCAACGTGCGGATGGACCGGTGTGAGCGGACGCAATGTGTTGCCCGTCCCGACAATCGCCGATGTCACCGGGTCGGTATCGGCTAGGCCGATGGCTGCGACCGCCTCCGCTTGCCCCAATTGGGCATTGTCGAGCGCAAGCGGGCGATCATCGAGCAGTACGAATGCCGCACCAGCTGCGGTGCCGATCAGGGAACGATGCTCAGTTCCGCCTCTGCCGCGTAGGAAGGTCGAAAGCCGCCATTGCGTTCCGCCAAGATGCTGCACCTCACCAAACTGCACGATCTCTTCGCCGACAAGGGCGCGGTTCGCACCTTGCGCCAGATCATCGAGGCTGCGGCTCTCGAGCACCTGATCCGGGGAAGCGAGTGTGATCTCAAGCGAGGATTGGCGATCTATCAGGACCGACGGCATTGCAGACAGGGGCTGCAGCGTCTCGCCGAGGACGCTTCGCCGAGTGCCCGTCGCTCCAATCGCTGACAGTCCCCCTGCATCTTCTGCATAGAGCGTCGCGCCGGTCCAGCCTGTAGTTTCGGAGGAGGCGGCCACATAGACTTGCCGCTGGTCGGCAAAGCCCAGTCCGCCCCAAGGCAGTTCGAAGGCTTCAATCAGCGTGGGTGTTGCAAGATTGTCAGGCTGGGAAAGCGACCGACCTGCCGTGGTGGGCGTTGTGATACCCTTGCGCTGAGGCAGGCGTAGCAGTTCGAGCTCAAGCCCATTCTCGCGCCATTCCCAGGATTCGATGCGCCACTTCCCCGCTTTGTGGGGGAGAGCAACAACATCGCCGGGCGTGATCTGCGGATCGATCTGAGCGATACGGTAGGCGAGCCTTTCTTGCGACCATTTGGCGCGTTCGGCGGCATTATCAGCCAGCGATTTGGCATTGCCTGCCTGCAGCGCGCCGGGAAATTCGATGATGCGATTGCGACCCGGCTGGGCGCGGCCTCCAGCGCGTTGTAGCCCGGTCAGGAAGTCCCGCTCCGTATCGTAATAGCGCAGGCCTGCGGGAATTCGCGCCTCGTCGGACCGGGTCCGCTCGGTCTTGCCGCTCGCACCGCCAAACCCTTCGCCGCTCTGGTCGATGATCGCTTCAGGCAAAGTGGCAACAGGATCGCCAGCGGGATCGCCACTGCCGATGGACAGGCGTTGATCCCCGGCATTGCTTGTCAGTGGATAAAGCCGATCAATCGAGGCCAGCGCTTCTCCGATTGCCCCCCCGTCGTCGGAATAGCCTTCCAAGGCAGGCAGTGGTCGATCAATGGCGATATCGGTGTCAGCCAGCGCCACCAGATCTGTGAGGCTCACATCGCCATTGTCGGCGATCACTTCAAAGGTCAGCGCGGGGATGCGGTTGCCGAAATCGGCAAGCTGCAATTCTTCAAACACGCAGTATGCAAAGCCGCGAAAGCCGGGTGCCTCGCCGCCTTCCGCGCTTGCAATCAGCGGGTCGGGCTGCTGATCGCCGCCGCCAGTGTGGATGCGCAATTCGCCGCCGACCTTGAGATCGCCTGCAGACCCGCGCAGTAGATTGCCATCGGCCCAGATGCGCCCGAGGCTGGCGATGGGGCGGCTGGCAAGCGCCACTGCAAAGGAAGAGGAATAGCTGTAGGCAATCGTGGACGGGCTACCTTTGCCGCCGCCGACTTTCTCGCTCGTCTCTTTGAGGTCAGTCGCCCAGATGATCGTCCCGGCTGTCCGCATCCGCCCGAAATGACGACTGACTGGCGCGCCATAGCTTGAGGTGGTGACTTTCAGCTCGGAGAGGCGAGGGCCTTCGCGGTCGGGAGGCCCGAACATTGCGGCGTCGATCTGGCTGCCAATCAGAGAGCCGATGGCGCCGCCGATGGGCCCGCCGATGGCCGTGCCCGCTGCGGATAAAATGAGAGTAGCCATGTGCGGCCTTTCAAATCAGTAGAGACGCCAGTGGCCTGCGGGGCGCAGGCGATCTGGCGTTGGGGAAATTACCACGCGGCCAAGGCCCGCATGGGCATGAATGAGCTGCTGGGCATGATCGACAATTGCGAGATGATATTGGCCGGGCGATGGCCGGATGAGCAGGAGGTCGCCGGCTTGCGTGTCGTCGCTAGCAGGCTGGAATCCCGCATCGGGCAGCACAGCCAGAAGCGGCGTAATATCAATATTGCGCAGCGTGTAATGCGGCAGGCGAGGCGGCACGCGTCCGATTGCGATGAGTGCGCAGGTAACAAGCCCAACGCAATCAATTCCACTTGCCGGATCACGTCCGCGCAGCCGAAAAGGGTTCCCGACAAGCGCTCGCGCGGCTTCAGCNAACGCGCTGGATGCACGTGTCATCCTGAGCTTGTGGGATAGCGCGTNAGTAAGTCATTGCCCGGTAAATGCGGTTCGCCGCGAAAATTTACAGCATTGGCAAAGCGCGCATTGCAGGTGGCAATTGTGTGATCNCAGCCCTCCCGCAAATAGGCGAGATTTCCGAGGCNGATCTCCGTCGAAAGCGGTCGGTCGAGGGNGAGNGCGCCGGTATCGGCGTCAATGACCTCCATTGTCACNCCTGCGAACGGACCATCGACCCATTTCACCTGACCATCGCGCATATTTGCGGCGCTTGGTGCGCCGGTAAATGCAACGCCATTGAGCTCAAGATCAATGGAGGAGACCTGGCATAGATGGGTGTAGCGCGCGGCATTCGCCCCGCATTCGGCATCGCAGAAACTGGCGCGGCATGTCGGACTGGTGCGCGGAACAAGATCCAATTCAAAACTGGCCTTGGCTGATCGCAACTCGGCAGTGAAACTGCTGTCTTCCTGCGACACGTTGCCGAGAGAGCCGTTGAACAGCGTGGCGTGATCGAGCGTTTCCCAGTCCACCAGGCCAATCGCTATGCGCGCTTCGGCAAAGCGTCCTGCCTCCAGATCGGATGATGAGATGGAATCGTGTGACAGAACGCCCTCCACTTCAACAGCATCGCGCTCCAGACTGGCAGTGCGGCGGATGGCGGAGGGGATCATGCCCGGTGCCGCGCGATAGGTCATGCCGCGAAAGGCGAGGTCGCGATTGTGGCTGGTGAAGCCGAGCGTCACGCCGTCGCGGCGCTTGATGCTCCACCACGTTGCGACACCTTCAAGCTCGCTGTCGAAGAATGTGTGCGTCATACTTCCTCGCGCAATTCGATCAGCGGGACAGAGGGCGCGTCACCTGCCGCGAAAGTCGCGCAGGTGATATCGAGGCGATCCTCGGCAAAGCGCACCGGCACATCGAACAGATAGCCCGCGCGGATCTCGGCATCCTGTGCGGGTGCCTGAGTAAACACGATCCGACCGCCTGCCGTGAGTGTCCAATCGGTATTCGCCACGCCGTCCACACTGACAAGGATCGTGTCGGCGCGGGGGCGAGTGATGACACGCTGCTGCGGGTCGTCACCCCCGCCATAAGACTTCATCAGCGGGAAAGTGGCGGCGAGACCATTGCCGATCCCGATCAGTTGATCGCCTGCTGTTGGTGTTCCGGTGAGCCCGTTGGAGCTGAAATCATAGGGGTCTTCCAATCGGAAGCCGCGTGCTGGCCCGCGCCGGGCGCGGAAGAATTCCAGCAGCACGCCAAGCTCTGTGTGCGAGCGAATTCCNGGCCCGACATCGTAATTCAGGCGGGCATCGCTCCATTGGCTGTTGCGGCGTTCATATCCTGACGCGGTCAGCGNAATGGCGGTCGAGAATTCAGGACTGATCCCGGCATCGCGGCCCAGCGCCAGCGGGTACAGCACGTCGTCGAAGGCTTGCACTTCTCTCTCCTCAAAAGGCAGGCGGACATATCCGTCGCGGGTGATTTGCGGCAGCGCCCAGACAAAGGCACGATCCACGCCGCGCGCGATGGCCTCATCAATTCCGGCGTCGATGCGTGCCCAGAATTCATCGGCATTTTCGGGGTCGAGCACGAAGCCGCCGAGATAATGTTGTGCTGCGAGCGGATAGCCGAAGCGGTTGTCGAGTTCTGCATATGCGGCTTTGCGCAAGGCTTCCGCGCCAGCTGTGAGCCAATCGTAATCCTCCACTTGAAGCACATCGAAGGTGTCGAACCCCAATCGGAAATCGAGGTTCATGCGCGAAATCGCAGGTCTTTCCGGATCAAGCAGTGTCGGCGTAAACAACAGCAGATGCGTCTTCGTCTCCGCTCCCCCGATAGACTTCGCACGGATTTCCATCTTGCGCACGGCGATGCTCAGCCGTTCGGCACACCAGTTGAGGAAACCGCGCTGCGGCGCCCCGTAATCGATTGACAGGTCCGAGATTTCCGGTGGATCGGTATATTTGGCGCGAACGCCGTCATCGTAGATGCAAGGCCTGCCGTCGGGGTTCACCCACCACCATGGCTCGCCGACCTGAAATTGCGCTTCGAGTCCGGCCGCCANCTGCAATTCGANAAAGGCTTGGGTGATGTCGAGCAGATAATCGACCGCGTCCGTGACCAGCGNAGATACCAACGTTGAAGGCGGCTCCCAACCAGTAAGCGCCGGATTGCCGTCCCAGTCGCGCTGCTTCCAACTCTCCGGACAATGCGCGTCGAATATCTCGAATGACAAGGAGACAATCGGCTGCATCTGAAGGGCGAGACACTGCGCAAAGAACGCCTCGTGCCATTTGATACACGGTTCGCACAGCAGTGCGGCAGGATCGACGAGCAAAGTGCCGTTCGCTTCCGGGGTCAGCCGGAAAAAATGGCTCATCCCGACATAATGCACCAACGTCCCGCGATAGCCGAGGTGCAACGCATTGCGCAGCATCCGGGCAGGCGTCTGATTGTAGCTGTCATCATAGGCAGTCGACACGCCGATCTCGTGCGGTGGCAGCACGACATCGCCGATCTTGAGCACAGCGCGGGCACCATCACAGTCAATCTCACTGATCTCGACCCAGCCATCTTCGCGGGCTGGCAGCAGGTCGATCGATGCCGGATCGTAACCGACCGGGGCCAGTGATATGAACATGCGATCGATGTCGAGAACCTGCACCGGGTCGCCATCTGCCAACCAGCCTTCCTGCATATCGGCAAGCGACAGATTGATTATCGCATCGTCGGGCGCGCCGCTCGCATAATTCCATAACCGCACATACCAGGTGCGCGGCGTGCCGAACGGGTCGCGCCCTTCCACGGTAAGCGTCGGGCCATGCACAGCATCGAGCGGCAACACACCTTGCGAACGCCAGCGAAATGTCAGGCTGGTGTTGTCGTAATTACGATCAGTGTCATAGCTCAGAAGCGGATGATCGAAGCGATCTTCGCTTTCCCAGATCAGCCCGGCAAGCGCATCGCGATTGTGAAACTCGCAATCGACGCGCAGCGAGTCCGGACCGGTTGTGATGACGCTCGCCATCATCGGGCGAGGGAAGTCGACAGTCCAAAAACGCGGATCGAACCGCTGGATATGGTCGAAATCCTGCCCTTCGCGGGCCTTGGCCAGCCAATATGCCATAGCGGACCTCCTCAGCCTTCACGCATTGCGCGAGCGACGGCGCTTGCAACCTGGCGGGACGAACGGCGCAGCATGACCGGGCCTTGCGTTCCGCGCGGCGCGGCAAGATTGATCGCGACGCGCACCTCTCGCCCGCCGTTGCCCCCGCCCGTTCCGGTTTCGACCCGGCCAGCGCTGGTCGGTACGAACACTTCCGGCCCACGCTCGCCAACCAGATAGGCTGATCCGGGGGCCACTGGCCCACCAGTCGCGCGTCCCGGAAGACCGAGGAGCGAGCCAAAAATGCCGCTGAGTAGCGATCCGACATTCGTGCCGCCGCCATTGGGCGATGATCCGCCGAACAGGCTGCCAATGCCCGACCGGAGAGCCTGCGCGGCGACCTCGTTCATCGCGCGCAAGGCAATCGACTTCAGTTCATCAAAGCCCAGCTTGCCCCGGCGGATCGCGGTCAGCAGGCCGCGTTCCAGCACGTTCCCGGCCTTTTCGAAGCCGTCGAGCAGCGATGTGTCGAGCACGCCGCGCATGGATTCAATATCGGACTGGAACCCGCTGGTGCTCGCGCGCACTTCTACCATCAGCGTTTCGATTTCATCATCCATTACGCTCGCGCTCCATCATTTGTTCGATTGTCTGACGGGTGATCCCGCCAGCTATGTCCTCATCCTCGCCACACAGAATGGCGGCGAGTTCGGCTGGTGTCGCATTCCAGAACCAGTCCGGTGGCCAGCTCAGCAGCCGTCCAGCGGCTCCGGCAAGGCGGCGCGCATTGTCGGAAAAGCTCTCGCTCACGCACGGCCTTGCAGAATTTGTGCAAGCAGCGCGCGTAGCGGTCCGCTGGCCGATGCAAGCCCGGCCTGCATCACGGCCTCGCCCACTTCTTCGCGGGTCGTTGCACCGCGATCAGCGAGGCAATGCCAGAATAAAGCTGCAATCTCGGCCAGCCGCAATTGACCCTCGCTCGCCCGCTCAACGAGAGCGAACAGCGGGCCGAGTTCCTCCTCGGCAGCGACAAGCGCCGCAAAGCTGGGGCGCAAAACGCGCGATTGGCCGTTAATCTCGAAGGCCGTTTCACCGCGTTGAGAATTATGCGCGCCGCTCACGCCGGCACCACCGCGCCCGAGCTTTCGAGCTGCATGGTATAATTGCGCTCACCATTGAAATCGCCGGCATAATCCAGTCGCTGGACGAGGAAACGGCCGCGCAGGCGAGAGCCGTCTTCGAACGACAATTCGTATTCTTCGATGGTGCCTGCCAGCGCATGGGCGCGAATATCAGCCTCGGCATCACTGGCGAGGAAAATGCCTGCCGCGCTGACCGATACAGAGCGCACGCCCGCGCCGGAAAGCAGATCGCGCCAGCCGCCCGACTCCTTATGCGTAATGACCACGGCATCGCCGTTGATCGACATTTGCGTCGTGCGAAGACCGGCAACGGTTTGGTAGGCAGGGGGCTGCGCGCCATCCCCGATCTTGAGAAGGAAGGCAGAGCCTTTCTGGGCTGTCATTGTGTGATTCTCCGATGTTGGGGATTAGGATTCGAGCAGACGGAAGCGGTATTCGAGCAAGGTGGCGCGGCGATTGGGCGGCCGCTGTTCGGCGCGGGCCCGCAGGAATTGCGTGGTGGCGATGTGAAAGCCGGGCTGAGGGCGGGGCAGCGTTTCGATCCGCTCCTCGATCAGCGCGACCAGGGCAGCCGTTTCTGCGCCTTCTTCGCCGCGCGTGTGCAATTCGAACGCGATGCGCACTTCGCGGCCCTTGCGCTGCTTGGTGCTCCAGTCCGTGCTGGCGCTGGCGGCAATGCCGAGCCATGGCGGTGCGCTGCGCGAAGGTGCCTCTTCGGTCACATCGTTGAGCGCGGCAGACAGGGCGGGATCGATTGCCAGCCAGGCGATGAGCGCGGCGCGCAATTGGGTTTCCATGGTCAGATATCCCTGCTGAAAAGCGGCCACAAGAGCCGCGCGTTGCGCCAGCGCGCCGGATCACCGCGACGCGTGCCGAGGCGTGATTGCGCGCCAGCCTCGGCAAGCACGCGCGCGCGCCGGGCCATGCGTGCAGCAAAGCTGGCGCGGATGGTGGTCTTGGCCTCGATCATGCGACGCGTATCCGTCGCCAGGGCTGCCACAGCGCAGCGATGGCGGCTGGCGGAGAGCGATCACCGCCGCCATCATTGCGTTCGCGATATTGGTGTGCGGCGAGCCGGATGACGCCGTGGCGCAGGCCTTCGGACAGGCTGCCCCAATCAGGTGCGAGACCTGCACTGAACAGCGCCGCGATCCGGCTTTGCTCCGGCGACACAAGCAGGTTTATCCGGCCGCAGCCGCCCGCTGTGATGTCGAACAGATAGTCACCCGGATCCAGATCGGTCCTTGTGCCATCCGCCCCCAGCGTGGCCAGCGATGTGATTGACTGCACTGGCGTCGTAGAAAGATCGTGCCAGCCGCGCGTGGCAGGCAGCACTTCTTCGCACAGCGCCTCAAGCGGCATCTGCCGGGTAAAGCCCTCACATGCATCAAGCGCGGATCGCAGCAATGCAGTCAGTGCCGCATCATCACGTGTGGTGGTAATCGCGAGCCATTGTTTGAGCTCGTCGAGGGCTCCCGGAGCAAGGCTCGGTGGAGAAATTATTGTTCGCTTCATGCTGATGTCCTGTGCGCATTGATCCTCCCCATTTGAGGAGGGGCACCATGCAAAGCATGGTGGAGGGGCACCCTCGGATGTCGAATGAAGCTGGTGGAGGGGACGGCGGACCG